ACATTTATAATGTATCAACATTTTTTATAAACTGCGTTAAAGGTAATTTTTTTAGTTTCTACATAAAGAGTAGATGGATGAAGAAATAATCATCGACCGTGGACACACGACTGTTATGAAATTAGACGCTGACGAGCAGGCCCTGATGGATGAAATAGAGATTTCAGCCCCCCGTCCCCAGCCTGTACCCAGACCCGCTCCTTATCGACCCCAGCGACCTGTGCACCAAGAACAGGAAACGATGGACGCCTTTGTAAACCCCAACAAGCAGACCGCCCCAAGGCAGCCCATGCAGGAGGAGGAGATTGATTACGGTGAGGAAGAACCAGCATTTTACGACGACGAGCCCCAGATGGGGGAGGGTCCATCAGGTGAGCAACCTTCTAAGGGGTACACGTCGGTTGATGAAGAGAAGTCCGATCTCATCAACAAATTGGCACGCTTGGAGAAGAAGGGGTTCTCTGTGAATAAGCGCCTCAACGCATACTCAAATGTTGAGGAACTTAGGGCTGAGGTTAAGAGGATTACCTACAGCATCGATGTGGAGCAGTCTATTCGTTTCTCTAGGCGAATGCTTGTGGCGTGTGTGACTGGTCTAGAGTTCCTCAACAAGAGGTACAACCCCTTCGAGATTCAGTTGGAGGGGTGGTCTGAGTCTATCATGGAGAATGTTGACGACTATGATGGTGTATTTGAGGAACTCTATGTCAAGTATCGGTCAAAGGTCAGCGTAGCCCCAGAGGTCAAGCTCATCATGATGTTGGGTGGTTCGGCCATGATGTTCCACCTGACCAACTCGATGTTCAAGTCGGTGATGCCCAACATGAATGATGTGATGAAGCAGAACCCCGATCTCGTGAAGAACATGATGAGTGCTGTCCAAAATACGACACGGAACCCTGGGGGACCGGCCACAGAGGCCCCAGTTGGTGGGACAGGGCAGTACGAGATGCAGGGCCCAGGTCTAGACATTTCCAGTTTGATGGGGGGCATCATGATGCCCCCACCACCCCCAATGAACACGACCCCAGCCGTCCAAGAAGAGGAGGACATTTCCGATATCATGTCCATCTCAGGTGATTCCACTGGTGGTGAGGTGAAGGAGGTGAACGTGGGGGCCACAAAGGCTAAGAGGACTAGACGAAAAAAGAAGACCGAAATTAATCTCTAAATACTATATAAATGATAGCGTACTGTCCGCTTGAGGAGGTGGAACCTCCCACCCGACAACAGAAAGTTGTCGAAGAACCAGTGGCCAAGGAGGCCAAGATGGTTGGTCGTGAAGAAACTGAAATGAATTACGTCATCATGGGCTTCATTGTTGGCGTGATTATTCTCGCCGTCTCTGATTCCATCAGGGCGTAAATGTAATAAATCTACCGAGGGGTTTTCCCCCAAAGTAAATTTAGTATGTGAATGTTGCGTGTGTAAGGGTTCCACTCTTTATGGACACCAGCTTACCACTGGTCGATGATATGAGTTCCACAAAGATGTCAAATTTATATTTACGGGGGGTCCCCAAATTGGTCAAAAAGAGGGGTTGAATTGTGATTGAATTTCCAGTAGTAGTTACTGAAGAACTCCATGGATAGGCGGTTCCCACGTTTCCAAAAATGTTCTTTGTACCGATTGTTATATCTGTCCCGGGTGTTGTCTCGTCACTCGTGCCGCCATTTATTTCGAGAATTAGGGTGCTCATGTTGTCTTTGTCTTCATCATACTCCCTCAAAGAGGCTACAATCTTCGCATAGAATGCACCATTTCCAAAGGTTAGAGTCTTCGTATTATTCCCACTTGGGGAACTCTGTACTATTACATTTGAGTACCTCTTACAGGCCACCTGTTGAGAGTTGGTGATTACACCTCCACCAACGTGGAGGTCGGTCTGTGCGGCAGAGCCCCCCAAACCGATAGCGACCTGTTCACCGAGATCGATAAGGCCCTTGATAACGAGATCCCCAGAGACCTCGACGCTACTTTCTAAGAACAACTCTCCAGATTGGGGGGTGATGTACACATTACCCGATACATCGCCGTGTATGTTCGATGTCCCCGCGGTCGTCTTGAGTTGAATGACGGCGTTGCTTGAGGAATGTTCAACTCGTGCCGTACCATCGTAGACGTGGAACTTTTCGGTTGGTGCCGAAGTCCCCACACCCACGTTACTAGTGTGTATGACGTGGAGGCCATCACTTTCTGCGCCATTGTTTACACCACCCAAGACTGTACCATGTATACTTCCAGAACTGAAGCCCCTTAGGTACCCGCCATAGTTGTCGTTTGTATTGAGGAGGATACCAGTCTTTGTATTGGTCCCAGGGCTCTCAAGTTTGAGGACATCGATATCTGCCGTGACCCCAGAGTATATGTGTACATTTGTTGATGGGTTGTCTGTGCCGAAACCCACGAGACCCTCGTATGTGAAGCGTAAAAACTCTGTCGCGGTTCCACCGGTTCTATTACGGAAGGTCAGGTCGGTATCTTCTACTGTCTCTATGATACCACGGGATGGTGTTGTACTCGTGGAGAATATATCCATCGAACCTGTGATGATTTTCTGATCCTGGGGAAACTCGAAACCACCGTTGATGAAGAGCTTCGAGTTTCCACCCGGGTCGGTGGAGGTACCGATGAGCACACGATCTTCATTGATGGTCAAAAGGCTGGACACACCCGTGCCATTCGTAATGGCGTCTTCAACTTCAGACTGACTTAAACCAGCTGAATCATATGTCTGGAACTCGTGCAATGGAGCGATAGTTCTAATTCTATCTGGGCCACCGGCACCCGTAGTTTCGTTACCTTTGAAAATTACAAGTTCAGATTTACCATCGATATTATATTGTCTCTCCCGAATGAATGTATTTGAAAATTGATCTGTATCGACACCACCAAATGTAAGTTGATGTCCCAAAACGATATTTCCATCTACTTCAAGTTTACCACGGGGTACATCTGTACCTATACCAACATCACGGGTGGTACCATCTATATACAAACCCACATTTGTGGAATCTGAAACATCATCCTCATTCCTCGTAATTCTAAAATCGCGCACCCCCGTTACACCGACGGTCCACCCTCGTGGATTACTATCTTGGTTTGATTGAATGAAAGACGCGAAGGAGTTGCCCGTTATAAGGTCGGTTTGTGTGGCTATAATCGCATCACCGTACCCAGTTCCATGCTGGTTATGAACAAGTATACCATTCTCCCTCGCATTTCCAATGCCCGTCCCTATAACTTCAAGGTGTGCACCGGGGGTGGTTGAACCTATACCCACCCGCCCATCACTTCGGAGGGTGAGGATGTCCTTCTCATCTGTGTAACTTTCATCTGTGAGGTAAATGTCTAATTTTGTTTTGGATTTTAGTGAAGTGTCATCGAACTTCCCAATCTTGAAAGTTGCTCTCACACCATCATAGGTTCCACCCGCCCCCTCCCTCGTCAGGTGCATCACGTTTCCGAGATCGGTGACGCCTTGAATGGGTGAGGTATTCGTTACAACTAGGGGTGTCCCTAGGTGGCTGTATCCATTTGAATTGGTGACGGGATTATTAAAAAACACTGTACCACCAGAGGTGTGGAGGAGACCTTGGGGGGTGGCCGTCCCCACCCCAACATTACTGGATTCGAGAATGGTCAATTTTGGTGAACCCATCGTGGATGTCGTGCTCGCATAAAAGTTGAGACCCTTCCCCGAACCGACGACGCTTTCCACCTTTGTTTGTTTTAGTACTGGGTCGGCATAAGATTTCATATAGGTTTGGGCATTTCCGTAGATGGCTGCGTTACTTCCGTTAATTTTGAGGTTCCCTCCAATGGTGAGAGCCTCTGAAGGTGCAGTGTTTGCGATACCCATCTTACCATCTGCCGCGATACGCACCCGCTCGGTATTTTTAGTTTTGAATGTTATGTTTTGAAAATCGGGTGTCAATTTAGCACCCGAAATATCTATGGAGGATATGTTAGAGCCTAGGGGGCCCGCGCGGATAGAGGCAACATTTGAGTTTGTATCTTCACCATCAAAATCGGCGTGAATGACGATATTTTCAGAGGCTGTTATACCAGTCGCACCCTCCATGAAGGACAGGTCTGTAACCTGAATCGACTGGGTAATGAGACGACCGGTGACCAGGTTACCCTCGACGGTCATGGTATTGGCACTCGACGCGTGAACATTTACAAAGAGTTTGTCACCGATAGACAAACTGTCTGTTGGTGTGGTGTTTGCAATACCGGATGGTAGTGAACCAGTGGTTTGGATACCGTGGGCTTGAATATTTGAGTTTACGAGCATGGGTACATCCGCATCGGCGTCGAGGGTGATTAGATTACCAACCGTTAAACCATTGTCACCGATTCTCAAACCCTCAAAGTATCCATACCCATTGGCGTGGAGTAGGTTGGATGCTCCAGCTGTATCATTTATATAGAGGTTTGAACCCACTGAGAGTGAGAAATCTGGTGAAGTATTGGCTATACCAAAGTTATTTTGTGTATACAGTTCACCGTGTACGTAGAGGTTTAGAGTGTTTGAAGTATCAAATGTAAATGTCTGTGTTTCGGGTCCACCGAATGTCCTCGACAAATTGAAATTCTTATCGGAGTGGGTGTAGCCGACAAAGAGGTTTGCTTCATTTGGTTGGTCCACCATGAGTAAAGCTGTGTCGTAGGTTCCATTGTTCCCCGTACCCATTTGAATAACGGCATTAGAAACGACCAGATTATTGACACTCGTATAATCGGGAGCTTCTGTGATTGCCAAGTTTCCAAAGAATTCAACGTCTCCAAAAACTCTGAGTATCCCATCTTGAACAACTACGTTACCATTTTTGAAGACGGCTACATTAGAATCAGAATTTGGATCAACTTCGGTTCCCACCACAAGTTGTGTTCCGACGGTGACGTTTGTTGAAAATGTATTACCACCTATATGGAGTACGTTAGAGTCTGAAGAATCCGCCACCAATTTTTCACCTACCCGAAATGTACTAGATGTTTTAAGATTGGTTGAAAGTGTGTTCCCCGAAATGATAAATAAATTTTCAGTTCCATCGTTCGTATCGACGACAACCTTATCAGCCCCCGCTTGTTGGATTTCAAATTTTCTCGTTGGGTTGAGGGTTCCGACCCCCATTTTATCATTGACGACAACACGTTCTGTGCGTATACTTTTATTGACATCCAACACAATCTCCTGACCAGCATTCATAAATAAATCTGCACCAACTGAGAAACTCTTGGTTGGATTTGAATTTGAAATACCGATACGACTTACAACAACTTCATCGGCTTCAATTTCACCTGTAATAATTGCTGAAGCAGTGGTAAGAACCTCCTGCTCTATTGGGTCGGCATCTAGACTGGCGACATATACCTGGTCAAACCTGACTGTTCTTCCCATTTATATTAGTTACCAAATAAAATCCCAGCCATTCCATTTTTGATCCTCAAAACATTATAGTTTACTGCGTGAATATAGAGTTCTTGACCAGCTGGTCTGAGACTTCCCTTTTCAACCCCCCTGAGTATAAGCTTTGCGTTATCTATACGACTAAAATTACAGGTCCCAGATGGATTGTAATCTGATGCATTTAAACAAAAGTGATACGCAAAGTATCTCGTTTGGAATAAAACTTCCGTCGTGTGTACAAAATCGGATGTCCCGAATTTAGATTTATAGTAATTTTGAACGGTGTGAAAGTACATAGGGCTCATATCCTCGAGAAGGGGTGTTCCATTTATATGTATATCACCATTGTGAAATGTAAAACGATCATTGGCGAAATCGTTATTGAGGGCGTTAAATCCGAAGAATATAGACTTCACTGGGTGGTTGAAGCAAGACAAATCTAAACTATTATCACCACCTTGTTGGATGGCGTGATCTGAAACTGTTTCAAGTGGGTACTCAACACTTTGTACCTGTGTGATTACGAAATCCATTTGACGTGTAATCATTTGTTCCCTCTCATCCTTGTCTAGATAGATGTAGTTTCCATAGACTTTGATTTGTTTATTTTCATCCGATACACCAACAAATTGTGCATTATCAAAGTGTATTTTAATTTCAACTTTGTGATGTTGAAGTGCCAAAAGTGGGAGAAAAGCTCCATGGTCACAAAAGAAAAAGTGGAATGGGAGGAAACTTGGGTTAGACGCCGAAACCTTGTTGGTCAATTCCTGTGACTTTACGTGGGTATCCGCCAGGTAATTGGGCCATATATCACTGAAATAGTCGTAGGGTTGTGAGTCCACCTTTTGACCACCGATAAAGAGATCAACGGTGGAATTGTAAAAAAGATTGGAGGATACAGCGTTCCCCTCGCACCATATACCATTAATGATATCACCCAATACTGGAATAGTAATTGTATTATCTGTATCGTTTATAGATTTGATATATTTCGGGGCTTGTGAAAAGTTGGTGTGCCTCGTAAACTTTATACGAAAAAACGAATGTCCCTCCTCGGTCATAAGGTAAACATCCTGCACACCCTTTGAAACGAGTTGTATTAATGCACCTGACATTTATTTATTAATCAGATTATAAAAACAGACACTTTCCCTGAGGGAAGTCGCTCTTTTTTTCTTCCTTGGGTTTTCCATGAATTTTGAACCCCCCTTGGCGGTACACCTTCATCCTCTTATAGTACATAGCCGTGAATATAGACCATGGATCATGAACATCGTAGATGTGGGGATTGTTCTTTTTACCCTTGGTCTCCCTCATGATGCGTCCAATACTTTGGGTAATATCTGACTTTGGTGAAGCTAGAATGACCGTGTCTAGGGTGGGTATGTCCAAGCCTTCATGGGCTTGACTGAACGTCGCGAAAATGATCTTCTTCTTCGAGGATTCCTGGAGGTCCTTCTCTTTCATACCCCCCATGTAGAGACCCGAACTCTTGGGGAAACATTGGTGAAGAAATTCACAATGGAACCTCCGGTCGCTTAGAACGAGGAGTTGCCTCGTCCCCGCCGAAGCCTTTTTTACGAGTTCCACCAACATTTTGTTTCTGTTCCTATCTTCAACCAACTCTGTGATCATGTTGGGCATCGATATCTTCCCGTTCCTCATAGAGGGTGGTGGGTTTCTGTAATTGAAGCACTCGTAGGTGATTGGGAACACCTCAACCTGTTCCTGATTTTTCCTCTCCACTGCGAAGAAGGTTGGTCCCATAAACCAGTGGAGGACTTTGGTGAGACCATCCTTCCTCTCTGGGGTTGCGGAGAGACCAAAAATGTGTTTCGGACACATCTTGAAGAGGGACTGACTGAATACTTTTGCACATATATGGTGGGCTTCATCTACAATGAGGGTTCCCACACTTTCAAAGTCCGAAAAGTTGTACTCCTTTAGGGACAGGGACTGAAGCATCGCGATGACGAAATCACATTCAACTTCCTTCTTATCCTGTTGGACGATGCCGATTGTGGCCCCTGGACAGAACTGCTGGATTCTCTCCCTCCACTGGTCTGCCAGGAACTGTTTATGAACGACAATCATGGTCCTGTAGCCCAACTTACAGGCTATTGCCAGGGATACGGTGGTCTTCCCAAAACCACACGGGAGTGAGAGAACGCCATGACCCGCCTTAAGAGCTGCAGCAAGTGCTTCATTTTGGTGTGTTGCGTCTCGAAGGGTGCCGGCAAACTTTGTTCTAATC